GCAGTTTGTTTACCTACTTTTTTATAATCTTGACCTATTTCTGCAAAAATACTATTATTAGAAGTCCAACCATATTCTGCACGTTCAACTTTATTACCTTCATAACATTGTTTATCTGCATTCCAATAATAATCTTTTAAAGTTAAATATTCTTCATTGTCTTGAGGACCAAATACAATTTCAGCTGTTCTACGAATACCTCCAGCCACAACACATTGACCTTCCATATTCATAATATTAACAATATTAGTAATTGATATAGGTTGTCCTATACATTCATCTAACATTTTACATATTTGTTCATGCATGTATTTTAAAGGACCTGGACCACATGCTATACCACCAAATGTTTTTACTGGTTCACCTTCTTTACGTATTTCATCATATACAAAATGAGGTATAGCATAACCTTTAAAATATCCAAGTAATACATATTTTAAACTTTTAACCCATCCTTCTCTACTATCTTCAATAACATAAATATTAGTATCTGTTGTTGGTCTTGGTTTTTTTATTTCAATTTTTCCTTCACCACGAACATCGAATCCTACACCAACACCTAACATCGACATATCCATTAAAAATTCAAATGGTTTTGTTAATGTTTTATCAATATCTTCTGTAGATACAAATGCACAATTATTTAATGCTGCAAATAATCCTCTTTTTTCAAGAATATCTGTACCCATAGCCCATAATCCACGACCAGGAGGTAAAAACTTCATTGACCACATTAATTCATACATTTCTTGAGCACTTCTTTGTGCTTTTTCTTCATCCCAACCTAAATCATAATAATTTATATGATTTTTTTGAATTGAATAAGTACCTTCAACTACTCTTCTTACTGTTTCAAACCATTTTTCATTTCTTACATTTTTACTTCCACAAGTAGTACAAAATGTAGTATTATTTTCTTTATCAATATGAGAACCTCCGCATGAATCACATTTTAAACGAGAATAAGTTCTCATATAAACTAATTCTCCTAAACCATTAAAACCGAAAGGTGCTTTTTTATTAGCATAATTTTGGATAAATTCATCGCTGAGTAAAAATGTTTTTTTGCCTAAAGTTTGATTATTCATCTATTTTGTTCATAAAAATTAAAAACAGTTTATTTAATTTTACAATTTTGTTAAAAAAACTCTCATTGATAATTATCTTTGAGAGTTTTTTATTTATACTTACTAATCCGTATCTTAATTTAATAAATTTACTTTACTATTTGTAGTATTTGTATTTAAACCTCTATTAAAAGATTTATCAAAACCACTTTTTAAACCATCTTTAAATGCATTTTTATCAAAAATTGATGAAGAAGCATTTGAAATAGATTTTATATTTGGAAATTTATTATCTATGAATTTTTCCAAATCTTGTTTATTTACTTTTATAAGAGCATTAAGTGTTTTTTCTTGTGGCACATTATTTTCTTCTTCTCTAACACCAAAACTTTCTTTTTGTTGTTGCATTTTTTTGCTAATACCATGAGGAACACCTAATAAAAAATTTCTAATATATGTACTTCTATCAGAGATTAAACCAGATAATTTATTAACATTTTTTAAAATCCAATCTTGTTCAACTTTATTTAAAATATCTTCTTTATAAGAAGAAGGCATAAAGTCTTCTGGTTTTAATTTTAAAGCTTGACTAAAAGTTTTTATTTTAGTTTGATTTAAAGGGTCTTTACTAAAAAATGCTGAAAGTAAAGATGCATTACTAATTTTATCTAATTCTAATTGAATTTTATCAATCATATTAGAATGGGCATCTGCAGCTGTAACACCTTTATATGTAAATTCTTTTCTAATTTCAAGAACTTTAGCTGTATAAGATTGTGCAGCTAATTCAGGAAATAAATTTTGACTAATTTCATATAAATATCTTACTATTTCAATATTTGTTGGTGTACCAATTAAAAAACCTCTAAAATAAGCTGTACCATTTCCTCTATAAATACAAGTACAAAAATTATTTTTTGCTAAAGTAGCTAATAAATCCATTCTCCACCTACCTTGTTCAGGCTTATCATATAAAGGGAAATGTCTTCCTTGTTCTTCATCAAAAAATATTTCTTCTTCTTTTTCTTCATCACTTTTAAGGTCAGAAAATGATAAATTATGTTCTGCTAATAATTCAGTTGCTTTGGCTAAAAAAGCTTCAGCTTCTGCTTGATTACCTAATTCTTTTGCAGATAAACTTTTATCATACAATTTTTTGATTTTGTCGAGAATCTTAGACATTTTTTACAATTTTAAGTTTTTACAATTGAAATAAATTTAATATATTTGTATTAATTATTTCTCCTGCGAAGGTACGAAAAATTTTTAAACTCTCCAAATTTTTCTTTATAAAAATGGATTTTCTTTATTAGAAGTTTGTTCTAATTGTTTAATAATTTTATTTTCAGGTACTAAACAAATATTACATAATGGTCTGTAAGAATCATAAAAAATAGTATATCCTTTTCTATTTTCTAAGACATTTTTAATTTCAGTTGTACCATCTGCATTAATTGCTTCAAATTTAACTTTAATTTTTATTAAAGAAGGGTCTTGATTAAAAGCACCTGCAAATTTTACAAAATGTTCGATATCGTAATAATAAGTTAATACTTCTTCTGCTTTTGGAATGTGATTTTTAGAACTTAATCTATTAAATTCAGCAATAATTTCTTCAAGCTTAGATGCTAAAAAACCTAAAATTAACGGATGTTTAATAACTTTAACAGTACCATTACTGTCTTTAAAATAAAGTTTAAACTTTGCTTTTTTTGCCATTACGCTTTAATTTTTCTTGTTTTAAATGATGTTTGAGAAGCAGTTGATGTTTTACCACTAAACATACTTTTAGTACTATATACTTTTACACCAAAATTATGATTATTACTAACAAAAACTTTATTATTTGGATAATATTGCTGAGCAAATTTATCTACATCGAAATATTCAACAACTTTCTTTTCTTTTGGTATTTTTTTATTTTTTATTTTAACTTCTTTTTCTTTTTTCATATTATTTTTTTACAATTAATCTAAAAATACATGATTTAGCTTTTTCATTATACATTTTAACTGCATTATTATAACATTCTTTTTGCTCTTCACTGGCAAGAGGAGCAAGAGAAGAATATTGTCTATCTTCACAAGGTATTACTTTAATAAAAATAGCATAATTTTCAATAAAATCACACAAATCAGATAAATCTAATTTATCTAATTGTTCAATTGTTAAAATATTCATGATTTTAAATTTTTTAAAAATAATTTTGCTTTATAATAAGGGTCATTGAATAAAGCCATCTTATCTCCAATTGAATTAGATTCGCAATACTTATTAAAATTATTTAATATTGTAATAAGTTCTTCATTTTGTTTTTCAAATAACTCAATTACTTTAGTTGTAGCTTGTTCTATATCTGTTTTACCAGCTACAAAATGAGTATTGATTATTTTTGTTATTTCTTCTTTCATTTTAGTAATATTTAGCTGCAATTTTATAATAAATTAATAATTCTATTTCAGAACAATCATATTCTATTACCCCTCTTAAACCAGAAATAGATAATTTTACATTTATAGCTTTTTTACCTATTATTTTATTAACACCTGCAGCAACTCTTTTATAGAAATTAAAATGTTCTTTATTAAAGTGAGTTAGAAACTTCATCTTCTAATGTATTTTCAAATGTTATTAAATATTGTTCAACTTTTGCAATCCATTTAGATACTTTTACAGAAGGCATTTCAGCTACAACTTTTTTAGTACTTGGATAAATAAATAATTTTCTTTCATTGGTATAAACAATTATACAACCATTTTTTTCTTCAAAACATTCTTTATATTGAAAATTTTGATAACCAATTATTTTTTTAATTTCAGCTAATACTGAAATAGGTAATAGTGAAATATCTCCTTTAGTAAAGGATGAAGATGTTTTATTATATGTTTGCATCTTTTACAATTTGAAATTTTTCGATACATTTATTATAAGTTTCAATTGCACTTACCAAGTGTATGCCTTCATATTCATTTTTTCCATGTTCGCTACTGCCAAATTTCTTATCAAATACTTTTACAGTATAATCTTTAAAAGAACCAGCAGCATAAGGATTATAAAATAATTGTACTAAATAATCACTATTTTGTCCTTCTCCTAAAAGAATAGGTAATTTTAACTTCCTTTCAATATCTGCTTGGCTAAGCAAAGCTAAATTTTGCATAATTTTAATTTTACATTTCTTCAATAATTGAACTAACATCTACTAATTTCCATTTATAACAATCACTTGTATCTTCATCAATTACAAATAATTGATTATTATTATTGACAAAAGTAGATATAAATAACTTTCTTTTTAAATTATCCCAATGAATTTCTTTTTGTTTTCTAAATATAAAGATTTTTTTATCTTTAATATTTCTTGAAATTGCATGATGCATTAATGAATTAAATAAATTACCACTTCCCATACTAAAAAGTGAATTAACTAAAGCAGTATCAGCATAAATTTCATCACTTTCTTCAATACTATCTAATACACTATATATATCATAAACACTTTCACTATCAAATATTTTATCAAACTTCCAATCATCATCTTTAATGTTAAAACATTTTGCTAATGATTTTAAATGCTTATCATCTACTTCTTCTAATTCAATAAATAAACGACGAGTATTATCATTTAATAATGGATTATTTTTCCATTTTTCAAATAAAATAAAACCATCTTCTAAAGCTTCTTTTTCAGTATCAAATCCTACTTCGGAAGTATATTGAATACCTTTACAATCTCCTTCATAACCAATCCATTTACCAGTTTTTTCATTTATCAAACAAGCAGTCCAATAAATGTCACTTTTAAGATTCCAATCCCAAATATCTGATTCGATATTAAAACCTTGTCTATTACCAATCATAGAGTGTATAATTACACCATATTTATCTCTAATTTCAAATGCTTTTTTATACAATTCAAGCAATTCTATATATTGATTATTCATAAATAATAAAATTAAAAAAGTGAATTATATTGTTCTATATACCAAGAAGGTATTTCTTTATCTTCATTAGTTAAAACATAAAATATTACTTTATCACAAAGTTCATTATATGTTACCATTAATTTATCATCAAAATAAGTTGTACCATGAGAACCAGCTATTAAAATAATTTCTCTAACTGCATTAATAGTACTTTCTATATATGGTACAGTTTTTTCAATTAAATCTATAAAAATTTGATAATGAGGAGTAACTAAAGTATCTTCGATATATTCTTCTTCCTCTTCTTCAAGACCACTACCACCGCAATTAGTACATTCTTCTTCATCAATTATTCCATCACCATTACAATTGGAGCAAGTAACATCATAGGTATGATATTTAATTTTTTCTTCACAAGCATTACAATTACCATTATTGCAATATTCATAAAATAATCTGGAAATACTTCTTATTAATTCGCCATTAAGTGTTTTAGCTATTCCTTGATTAGGAACATTTAATTGATAAAGATATTCATATTCACTTTGGTAAGCACCTGTTTTATTCCAATAACTATTACCTATAGTTGTTAATTTGATAGTTGACATTTTTTACAATTTTTAAACTTTTACAATTTTAAATTAAGTTTATACATTTGTAACCCTTAATTCTCTAACAAAGGTACGAAAAAATCTCCGAAGAAAAAACTTGGAGATTTAAAAATTTTTCTATATTTGTAATAATAATTTTAATACAAATATATTTATTTTTTAAAAAGTTTTATATCATTTATTACATCTTTAGTAAAATAACCACTATCTTTTATTTTATTATTTTTACTATCATGATAAGCAATTGAAGCTAATTTATCAGCAATATTATTATTTTCATTCCCATCATGTCCTCTCGTCCAAGATATATTTAAATTTGTAAAATATTGAATTTGGTTATACAATATATCTATTATATCTTTATTTTTATAATCTATTCTATATTCAATATATGTACCATTTTTAATATTAATTCCTTTTTTAGTACAATTAACTGCATATTCAGAATCTGATATAATATTAATTTGTACATTTGGGTTATTAATTAATTTTAAAGCAAATAAAACTGCTAACAATTCCATACGATTAATAGTAGTATCATAAAAACCTTTATAAAATGATTGTTGTAAAATTACTTTATCATTTTCTTTTATTAATAAATTTATACCAATACCTCCTTCTCTTGTTTTGTGCCAACAACTTCCATCTGTATAAATATATATAACCATTTATTGTGTATTTTATTTATTTCCTAATTAACCAATCCTAAGCATGGGAATTTCCATTAAGATAATGAAAATGATTTTAAACAAATTATTTCAGTCATCAAAGGCATATTACCTCTTTTACTAATTCTTTTAGTAATACTAATTAAACCCATTGAAACTAATTCATGTTCAATTTCATAACCTTTTTTAGCAGAAATATAACCTAATAAATTAGATATTCCTTGGCAAGATAGAGAGCAAAAGGTATTAATCGGTTTATCCTGTTCAGTTTTTTGAATCGATACCTGTTTAATTAACTTTCTAACTAACCAATTTTGTCTAAATAAATTAAGTTTAATTTCAAAAAATGCTATTATAAGTTCAAACTGCGCTATTTGCTTTGCGCTAATACAAAATATTTTTTTCTTTTTAGGAGAAATGCCAAAATAATTAAATAAATTTTTATAGGAAATTAAATAATATCCATCTTTACATTTTTTTAACCAACCTAATTTAGTTAGTTTTTGAAACATTTTATAAATGTAAGATTGAGAAAAATTAGATACTTTTATTTTTGCATTTTTAAAAAATCCTTGTATGTTTTTATTTTTTAATAAGTAATAAAATTTAAGTTCATATAATAATTCCTTTAGATTTGCTTCTTTAAACAAACCTTCAACAATTTTTAATTGAGTTAATGGTGAATTATTAAATTTACTTATTTTTTTCTTCATATTAGTATAAGGGTTGTATAGGCTACTATACAAATCAATGAAACTGCAGCGAAGGTGCCGAAAAAATCAATAGAAATAACTACGGCGGTCTAGAGGGTCGTAGTGGCAACACATGCAACTAAAAGATTTTCGGCGCAACTTTCTAAGGAATCCATATTTGCCATGGAGTAGCTTCATGAAATTTTCTTTTTTCCTTAGGTAAATTTTCTACATGAGCATTAACTGTACTAGTTAATGAAGTAGCATTATCAGTTTGTACTGAATCTAAAAATTTAGTTATATTTTTGCCTTCAAGATATATATGTTTTGATTGAAGTGTAGGTTCATTAAAAGTTGAAAATACATACCATTCATTACCTATATTAGCAATTTTAACACCTCCTATTGAAGCAAGAGTAGATGCTTTTTGTTCTAATGTGTAACTCATAAATTAAAACCTCCTTTACTATTAAATTTAACATCATTTAAATTTGCAAATCTATCTGAATGTTTTTTACTACGTTTAGCTAATGATGATTGTTTTTCAGTTAGTGACATACTACTAAATACACCAATATTACCTGTAAATCCTTCTACCTCTCTTTCAATTGGTATTAAAATATTTTTTTTAGATTTACAAGTACATTTTAAAGGCAAACCACTTTTTTTATCACAATGTACTAATTCACCATCTACAACTTTAGTTTTGTAAGATGGTATAAAATGAGTCTTGCCACAAGAACATTGAAAATTATCCATTAATATATTTTAAATAATTATCTATTATTACTTCTATTTTCAAAAATTTTGTATAAGGTATTATTAATAATCTTATATTTAGTTGTTTTAAAAAATTTCTTTTTTCTTTATCAATTATTTTATTTTCAAATAAAGATTTAGAAAAGAAGTTATTTTCTAAATAATGTTGTTCACCTTGATATTCAATACAAAAATTTAATGAAGGTATATAAAAATCAAACCAAAATTTATTATCAAATGTTTTTTCTTGTTTAAAAGAAATATCTTTACTTAATAAATATTTTAATATTTTATTTTCTCCTAATGAAATTGAACAGTTAGGACAACCTTGTCCTAATAAATGAGCATTTGGTCTTTGTTCAAAAGAACCATGTTTTAAACAAATTATTTCTACTTTATTTCTTACTCCATTATAAATAACTTTAGAATAATTATATTTATTATCATGTATTAAATTTGCTTTTATTAAAAATTGATTTGAATAGAAACTATTATCTTCACCTTTAATTAAACCTAAATTTATTTTAGATTGTTGTTTTTGTTTATTTCTACAAATTTTACATACATTTCTAAATTTTAAAATATTATCATTACCTCTATAATAAGGAAAATTATCTTCATTTGATTCTTTTTCTATATTACAAATAATACAAATTTTATTTTCTATAATCCCAATATTTTCCTGTATTGTTTCCATCCTCCTAAAAAATTACCACTTATTTCATTTATATTAGATGATTGTGCTACATGTTCAAATGGAGAAGCATGTCCACTTTTTAAAAGTCTATCATGAAGTTTAATATCATTTTCATAATTAGGTTCTTTACCTTCTTCACCTACAACTGTATAAGATACTCTTGCACACATAGCAATTGCTATTTGAATTTTCATATTCCAAAACTTACTACTCCATTCAGGTTGAGGTAATCCTTCACCATATTTACTAGCCATTAAAGAATATAATTTAGGTTCTTTAATACTATCACCAAATGGAATATGCCATTCACCTGCTTTAAGTTTTTTAGGAGTAGATTCATTAAGAGCATCATACATAGCTTCTGCAAGAGCCATCATGTGAATTTCTGCTTGACCTTTATTTAAAAATAACCATTCTTCATTAGTTGGTTTTGTAAATCCTTTAGAAAAAGATACAGTAGCTTGACCTTCATCTAATTTATCTATTCTATCTGATTCAATTTTACGATGCTTAATCCAATCTTTTTTACTTTTATGAATTGAATTATCTGTATTACACCAATATTGAGGACATCTTAAATGAAAGAAATTTTCCCATTCTGTAGCTGTTACAATTACTGTATGCCACATAAAAGGTTCTAATAAACGATTACAAAGTTGTTTAGTTACTCCTAAACAATATAATAATAATACACACTCAAGTACTTTATTTCTTATTAATAACCAAAATTCATTTAATGTATAACTACCTCTAAAGTTTAAGAAAATATTATTATAAAAAGTTAATACTTCATCACTTATTTCTTCTTCTGTATTATCTTCTGTATTAATATACATTTTTCTCAATCTCTGAAACATAATTTCAGATAAATCGATAATAGAAAATTTTTCCTCATTATCGTAGTATTCAAATCCTTGCATACCGGTATGTTCTTTTTGCCAAGCAATTGGTACGAAAGGATTATCTAATATCATTTTAATCATTTTTTTAGTAGGTATTGCTCTACTACTTGCACTATTTTTACTCAACATTCTATGAGTATTTAATTCTGCAAGAATAATTCTAGGAAATGTAACTACCATGGTAGTTATACGATTATCGAACTCATTTTTACTATCTGCAATTACTTTGGCTTGTATCATTTTAATTAATTTTATAATCTATAAAAATATAATTTAATTTTTTAAATCTTTCTTCAATTGAACCTGTAAGAATAAAAGGAGTAATACCTGAATCACTCATTATTTTTACAATTGCAGTATCTGTTTCAAGTTGTACTTCTCTATTAGTACCTCTAACTTTATCATCATTTTCTACCATTTCAAACTCAACAGGTATATATATAAAATAACAATATTGTTTACAAATCTCAATCTCTTTTAAATTGAGTGATTCTAAAAATAAACCTTTACTTAATACACGAGAATATGCTAAATTACATATAGGAGAACGTGAATAAATTGTAGGTATAGTTTTAGTTCCTTGTTGATATGAAAATAAATCTTCAAGTACTGTTAATGTTCTACTTTGAACAATTACAGCTTGAGATTCATCTGTTAAAATTTGGTCATAAGAACCTTCTTTTTTAGGTAGATAAGGTCTAGCAGATATTTCTTTTGCATCTACAGTAAAATTTTCTCTTAAATAATTAATTAATGTTGATTTACCAACTCCTGATGCACCTACAAAGAAAAAAATCTTTTTTGGAAAATTCATAATTATTTTTTATTAATGCAAAGATAGTAAGAAAGTTTTAAATTTCCAAATTTTACTTTATTTTAATTAACTTACTAAATTTAGTTGATGATTGTATTTTAATGAAACATTCATCTATATGTTCATGTTTCATTCTATGTAAAAATGAAATTTGTTGTTGTTCAGATAAAATTTGACTTTTATCATTAATAGGTATATTAAACTCTTTATGTATTGGTTCAATATAATTTAAATAGTATTTTACATTATAATACCATTGTTCAATTTGTTCACCCATAAATTATCCTTTTACTTCTTTATAATTTCCCCATTCATCTACTCTAATTGGAAAATGATGATGTGGTTCTATATGATACATAGCAACAGCTAAACAAGACCAAAAATGTGTACCAAAATAAATTTTATCTGTTAATTCATTATAAATATTATGTGGATTTTTTTTAGTACTTGGTTCTCCAAATCGATTTACTAATGCCATTCTTACATTTGGGTCCTTTGCTCTAGTTGTATAACATAAATGAACTTTAATATCTAATCTTGAATATAAATTAGCTACAATACCAAATTTATCATATATTGCTTGATAAATTCTTCCATTTTGAAATACAGTTTGAAATGTTGTATCTCCAACTGGCATTCCCATAGATATTATTTTTTCAATTGCTACTTCATCAAAACAACTATGTAGAATTTCATTTAAAAATTCATTATTTGGTAAAATATTTTTTTGTACTACTCTTTTTTCTATATTACAAAAAATAATATATGCACTTTGAATATTTCCTGCATCAATTGATAATACTCTCATTTAAATATTTTATTGCCGAATTTAATAAATTTATATCATCTTTAAAAAAACCTAATCCTTTATTACAAGTATCACATAAAATACCTCTTATATTTTTAGTTTTATGACAATGGTCAATCACTCCAAAATGACTTTCTCTTTTATCACCATTAGTAAAATCAAAAATAAACATTTTGACTTCATTTAAACAAATTAAGCATTTATTATTTTGAAGAGTTAAAATATTTTGTAATTGTTCAAAAGTTATACCATATTTACTTAAATAATTTTGTTTTTTATCACATAATTTACAAATTATTCTTTTACCTCCAATCATAGTAGAATCTGTATAAAAATCATTATTTAGATTCTTTATCTCTGTACAATGTTTGCATCTTCTTTTATTTTCTGAAAATAAAATACTATTTTCTTGTACAAATTCTCTATAAGTAAGTAATATAATTTTACCTTCTTCTGTTTTACTAGAAAAATGATTATCTTTTAATCTTTGTTTAACACAATTTTTACATTGATTTCCTGAATTTTGTAAAGATAATTCTTGATTAGACCATCTTTTATAAAAATTATCTTCATTTAATTCTAAATCACATTTACATTCACTACAAATTTTAGTCATTTTGATGAATTTATACAAAGATAAATAAAATTTAGGAATTTTTCATCAAATTAAATTTCTATTTTTTGCTTCAACTTGTGTAATTATTGTAGTATTATCATTTTCTTTAACACAATATAATGTATCAACATTCATTATATCATTATTTGTAAAAGTAACTATTTCAATTGTAGAATGTATTTCTTTTAAAGCCTGACCTAAAAGATTAACCCCAACATTATCAAGACTTTCAATAATTTCGTCTAATGATAAATAATCTAAACCACCATTTTGTGTAGATAAATTTATTAAAGTTTGAAATGCTTTTATATTTGCTAATTTAGTTCTAACTTTTTCACCGGAACTAAACCTTTGATAATTTGCTGCAATTATTCCATTTCGTACTACTTGAACTGAAATTTCTTCCCTTGTATCTTTACCATTTGCTAATGTTCTTTCACCTTCAATTAATACAGATAAATTTGTACCAAATTCACGTAAATAAAAATTAGTATAACCTTCAATACTTTTTATAGCTTTATTACTTAAAAATGTATTAAATCTTTTAAATAATTCAATCCATTCTATTTTGGTATTAATAGTTTTTTGCAAATCTAATATTATATCTGCATTTTCTTGAATTATTTTTTCATTAGCTAATATTTTATCAAGATATTCATTTTTTTCTTTACCATCTTCATCAGAATTATACTTTTTCTTCTCAATTGAAATAATATTTTGTTTATGTATTTCAATTTGATTATTTTTAGATTGAATTAATAATTCAATATTATTAGAATTTAATTTTTTAGTATTTAATTTTTGATAATAATTATTTAAATTAGTTTCTAATTCAGTTAAATTAGTTTCTAATTTATTTTTATCAGCTTTTTCTTTTTTTAAATTATTTTCAAGTAATAGAATTTTTTCACTAAATTCTTTTTTATTTTTATCTGTTAAAGTTATATCATTTTCAATAACTTTAATTTCATTAGTAATACTTTCTATTTTTAATTGTAAATCAATTTTCTTTTTACGTACTAAAGATACATCTTCATTTGAATCTTTAAATGAAAATTCATGATTACATTTAGGACATTTAATAAAATCATTTAATTTTAATAAAATTTCATTAAGTTCCTTACTATGTTCACGATTAGCTTTTAAATTATTTTCTTTAACTTTTTCAATATTAGTAATTAAAATTTCTACTTGTTTTTTATCTTTTTCTACATTATCTATATCTTCTTGTTTTATAGAAAAAACAAAAGAATCTATTAATGATTTTTGACTAATAATTTCTCTTTGAGTTAAAATTACTAATTGATTTAACTCTTCAATTTCATTATTAATTGGGATTAATTTATTTTTTTCTAATTGTATATCTTTATTTAATTGATATATTCCATCATCTTCTATTTTTAAATCCTTTCTTTTTTCTTCATCAGGATTGTATTTTTCAATTTTATCAATTTCTTCTCTATAAACTTCATTTTTAGAAGTTAAGTTAGATATTTCTAATTGATAAGAATTGATTTTATCTTTTTCAATTTGAGTATCTTTTTCAATAATTTTATCTATACCATTTAAAACATTACTACGACTAAAACGAGATATAATTTTCTTTTGTTCAGTATCTCCACAATCAAAAAAACTTTTATATTTATCTTTTTGAACAATATAAAAGTTCATTAAATCTTCATTAGATATTTCTATCTTTGAAAATAAATATTTTGCACATTCTTCCAATCCAGTTGTAAATGCTCTTTCAATTTTATCATTATTTTTAATTTGGCATTTTTGACCTGAATCTTTAATAATACGAGTTATTTCTAATGTTTCTTTTAAAAATTCATTTGTTAAAGTAAATATTATTTCACCTTGTTCAAATCCATCTTTAATAAGTTCTTTTAAACTTAATTTTCTAAAACAACTACCTGTTAAGGCAATAAAAGCACATTCAGGTATAAATGATTTACCTGAACCATTATTCTTTTGTCCTACATCATCTAAATTTATACCCTGCAGGAAGCGAATGCTTCCTACATTATATAAATAATCTATATTTGAATAAGGACCAACACCTTTAATTACAATCTTTTGTGGTTTCCACATATTACTTTACAATTTATGAATGTTTAACATCAGTTATTCTACCTTCATTAGATATAGTTAATACTACAGTTTGTTTTAAATCTATATTTTCTTCACCACCATATTCAATAACTATTTCAGGTTTAAATTCTTCTTTCTTTAAAAACCTTTGATATATTTTAGCTTCCATATCTTTTACTTTTTTAGCAGCTATTTTATCAAGTGGTTTTATTCTAGAAGCTTCATTTGAAAAATATAAAGATTCAATATGTAATGATTTACCTGAATAAAGATTAGCATATTTCATCATTTCTTCAAATGCTACATTTTTATCATTATATTTTTTATGTAATTCAATTAAAGAATTATTACACTCTTCTTCTGTTAATTCTTTTAATTCAACTTTTAACCTTTGCTCAACTTCATATTTTAAATCTGCAAAATCATCAGTTTTAAATGCTTCAAGTGCTTTTGGTTCAGAAGTACCTATAGGTCCACTCCATAATGGTGTTTCAAACCCTGTTAATATACCTTGACCTGTTTTAATAAGTACTTTTAATTTTAATGCTGCTTCAATTATTTCATATTCTCTTGAAATACCAACACCATAAATAACTACAAATTCAGCTTCTCTAAAAGGTGGTGCAACTTTATTTTTAATAACTGTTGCTCTTACTTTATTACCAATATATTCTTTATTTTCACCTCCTTCAATCTTCTCAATTATTTTAAACATTACTCTTTGTGATGCATAAAATTTCATTGCATTACCAACACCAATAACTCTAGGGTCTCCATACATAACACCTATTTTTTCTCTCATTTGAGAAATATAAAATATAGTTGGTTCAATAGGTAATTTCATTAAAGGTGTCATTTGCCTACAATGTTGAGATAATAATCTTGCAGCTAAACCAACTTTTAAATCTCCTGCTTCACCTTCCATTTCAGTCTCAGGTGCAAGTGCATTTGTACTATCTAATACACCAACTTCAATTTCACCTGTACCAATTAATATTCTTAAAGATTCTAATGCTTGTTCAGCAGTATCAGGTTGAACTAATATTAATTTATTAGTATCTCCTCCTAATTCTCTAAAATATTTTAATGAAAAAGCATGTTCTGCATCTATAAAAGCAGCAGTTCCTCCTCTTTTTTGTACAGCAATAATTGCTAAAATGGCTAGTGTGGTTTTACCACTACTTTCAGGACCTGATAATTCAATAAATCTTGATTTTACCCATCCATTGCCTAAAGCTATATCTAATCCAATTGAACCACTTTTACAAAGACAATTATATTCATATTTATCTTTATCTTCTAAATCTACTAAAATCTCACTACTAATATTCTTTTGAATATGTGATAAAGCTGCTGTAATTTTACTTGAAAAATTTGCTGACATTTAGATTGTTTGTAATTGTTTATTTAAATATTGTTTACCTAGTTCAAATTTTTCTTTTTCTAATTGAAGTATAGTACTAAAATCATTAAATTCCGTTTTAATTGATTCAATATCAAATTTAACTACTAATTGATTATTAGAAGCAGCTATTAATGTTTCTTCAATATCTTTACGTTTTTTTTCAACTTTAATACCTACACTTTGATAAAATCCTACATCAATTGTATTAAGTTGTGATTTATTACCATAAAATACAAATCTAATTTTATCTTTAAAATTCGTATATTTATTTCTTAAATTTTGTACTTCTTCTAAAGAGTATGCATCTAATTCAATTGTAACTGTATGATATTCTATAAATTTTAAATTAAAATATTTTTCACTACCATTTTCATAAAATACCATAAATCCCTTATCATTATCTTCACCAAAATTTTCAGGATTTAATGAACCAATATATTGAATATTTAATTTTTTACTTTTGCAGTGATAATGACCAATATATACTTTTTTAAATGGTGCAAATAATTCAGGTACAACTGGATTAAGAACTTCTTTTTTACTATTATTTAAAAAAGTTCTAACCCCTATATGTGTAAATAAATAATGTTCAAATGTAGGATTTTCTTTTACAACCTCCAAAGCTTTATTTAAATAAGATAAATAGGTTGTTTCTTCTTCAAAGTATGGGATAAAATGATAATAATGATTTAAATTAAGATTTTTATAGTGATAATAATTATCAACTATTTTTGTATTTGGATGATATTGATATTCATCTAAATAACTTCTTTCACTACAATAGTCAGATTTACAATGATTACCTGCTATTATTAATATTGATTTGTAATATTTATTCAACATTAATAAAATTTCTGTAAAACCATTTAATACTTTTTGTGGTTGACCTTTTCTTGAATCAAAAATATCACCTAAAAGTAATAAATCTTCACACTTTAGTTCTTTTGATTTTTCACACATTTCTAATAAATATTGTTTTTTCTTATCAATATTATCAGCTGTTATATGAATATCAGTTGCTACTATATATAATGGTTTTGACATTATTTAAAATATGTTTAAAACTTGTTAATTTTTCTTTATGTGAAACATTAATAGCAATAAAATTAATATTTTTACTTAAAATAAACTGTTTTTTAAGTTCATCTAATTCTTTACTATATTTATGATTATCTTCATTTATTTCAATTATAAAATTATAGTCAGGTAAATAAAAATCAAAATATCTAAAATTACTATTGATAATACAATTAAAATTTTGTTCTCTTAAATATTTAATTTGATTTTTATCTAACCAAATTTTTAAAAATTCTTCAAATATTGGTTGTGATTTATAACAATGAGGACAATAATTAGTATTTTTAGATACACATGCTTTTGTTACAACTATTTCATTTTTACACCTTAAACAACACAATTCAATTTTTTGAGAATTATAAATTCTCATATATTCTTTTCTCTTCTCTGAATGTAGTAAATTATATGCATTAACGTATATTTTATTCTTTTCAGAATTTATAATATTACGTTCAATTTGTCCTTTATTTCTACATATAATACATTCATTTCTAAATCCATCTTTAGAATCACTTCTTTTATGAAAAAACTCTTCTGTTAATTCTTTAGGTAAATTACATTTTGTACAAATTTTAAACATAAATATAATATAACCAACCCTTTAATTAAAAGGGTTGGTTATAATTTTACAATTAAAAAATTATTGTTGAGATTGTTGAGGAGCATATTTATTTTGTAAATCTGCTAAAGTAGAACTAACTGGACTTGTAGGTTCAGGTTGTTTTTCTTCTACAATATTAGTGTTTACAACACTTTCTGGTGCTTGATTAGCAGCAGGAATAAGAATTGCACTTGTATCTTCAATTAAATCTTCAACAAGTTTGGTAACTTTATTTTTATTATTGCCATTAGCTTCTAATAAGGCATCAATAATATCACTACAAATTCTTTCTTTGTTATGTGATTCTCTTGGAGTTACATTAATTTTACCAACTTCTATGAATTTAAGCAAAAATGCTTTATCATATTTATCGTTAGATAATGCTGTTTCAAAAGTACCTGAACTTATAGCATCTAGATTATTTGGAGCAGCAGATGTTGAAGGAGAAGTTGTTGAAGTTTGTTGTGGAGCAACATCATTTGAAGAGTTTGTTGTTTCTTCCTCAGGAAAATAAGCAGCAATTTCAGCAATGATTTTTTGAAAATCTGAATAAGCAAAAAAGTTTAATTTTTTAGTTTCATCAAATCTTCTTAATCCTTCTAATTCTTGCAAAAAGTCTCTACGTTTGTAACAATTTTTAAACATTTCTTCTAAAGAAGCACAACTATTCCAAAGTTCAAGTTCATCATCTGTAATTGGCCAGTCTTTTTGCCAATATAGTACAGGAATATAAATTTTCTTTTTATCTTCATTTGTAGGGTCATAAGTAATACCTAATGCTTTACCTTTATCAATATGAGAAAAAACATCTGTTTGTATAGCTTGCCCACCACTTTCAGAAATACAAAATGCATCCATTGATTTTTTCAAACCATCTGAAAATTCTTGACGACCAAAAACTCTTTTTTCTCCTACAATATCAAGACAATAAGCAACCCATGAAATACCTAAATTAATACCTTCTTTCCAATCAGTAATAGGCATCATTTTTTTAGCAATATCAGTTTTACCTTGTTTACTTTTTGGGTCTCCTTCATATTCTTCTGTAAAGCATTTTTCAGCGAATTTTTTATATTCTTCTGATAATGATTTTGTAATACCACCATGAATACGAGAATTAAAAATTGGTTTTCTTTTAATTTCATAAATGTAGGTACCATTTTTTAAACCTAATTCAATTTCCTCAGGTTTAGCACCTCTTACTTCTTTTTTGTCGTCTTTTTTAACTACAACTTGAATAGGTAACCAGTGCACACCTTTACATGCAATCCAAGTTTTTGTACCTGGATGTGGTGGCATAATTCTTCTAATATTTAGACCTGATTTAAAGGCTAAATAATCAACACTTTTTTTTCTACCTACTAAGGCTTCATTTTCCTGTTGCTGTGCAACTAAATCTTCCGTTGTTACTTCCGGAATAATACTGCGGTCAAAAGTACCCATGATTTATATATTTAAAGATTAAAAAATACAGACTAAAATAGGCAAGTTGTAGAAACAACTCGCCTTACTAACTAACAATTGTAAAAACTATTCTTCTTCATCACTAGTGAAGTAATCAAATAAATATTGTTCAAGCTTCACTCTTTTATCGTGTTGCATTGTATTATTTTCATTTAACTCTTGAACAAAACCTTTATAAATTGTCCAATAGTTAACTTTTGTAGAACCTGCTTTATTTAAAGCCAATACATTTTCAACTACTTTATCTTTAAGTTTTAAAAACTTAACTTCATCAATTGCTTCTTCAACAGTAGCTTCTAATTCAGAAATATTAATATCATATTCTGTAAGCAATGCTATACTTTCAGAAACTGATGATTTATATTTCTCTACATAGTTAATAATTGTATCTAAAGTAGTAGTGATAATTTTTTCAGTATTACCTGTACAATGAGAAACAATATAATCTTCTGAAAGACCAAATAATACATTTTCACCATCTTTTTCTTTCAAACCTGGTGTAATACCATACAATACTTGTGAATTATAACTGTGCTGAATTGAAATAGATGGATTGTAAGTAATACCATCAACTTCTATTTCAGAACCTGTTAATACATAAGTAATAAAGAAAATTGCTGTATTATGTATTTTATAATACACTTGATAAGCTAAATTACTTGCTTTTAATTTTTCTTCAATAATTGGAAAAATAGTAGCATTTGGAATTAATGCATAACCTTTAGAACAAAAATTTACAGTTGTTTTATTAGCTTCTAATTGACCTTCAACTGGCAAATGCATAACAACTGCTGCTTCATTATAAGGCATAGCTAAAAAACCTGGCATTAAACTTATGGTATCAACTTTTTCAGTTGGAGCATAAAACTCGGCAGGTACAAGTGTTGAGAAATTTTTCATTTTTTACAATTTTATTTGTTTACAATTTATTCGTATCCTTAATTCTCTTGCGAAGGTACGAAGATTTTTCGAAATCTCCAAATTTTTCTTTTTTTTTAAAAAAAAGCAAGAGCAGTATATTAATTAACATACTGCTCTATAATTAAATAATTAGAAAAGATTTTAGCTTTGAGGATAAAAATCAATTTCAAATGTACAATTATCTAACATTACATCAGCAATTGCACCATCTGTAACTTGATATGTTTTAATAGTTAAAACATCTGTTGCTAAAACTTCAGCTGTAACAAGACCTGCTGTACAACCATTTGCAATTTTAATAGGTATTTTACTTGCTAATGCAGTAGTTAACAAACCAGTTCCTGTAATAGGTACTGTGTAAAAACCTGCTGATGTTCTTGTTGGAGTTCCAACTGTTGCACCAATTGTATTTAAAATTGCAGTTAATGTAGGTACAGCTGTACCTGTTTGTGATAATTTAAAAACTAATTTAGGAGGTAAACCTAAAGCTGATAAAGCAGTTTTTATATCTGCTGCACCATTAGTTTGTAAATCTACTGTAGTTGTATTGAAAGTATATTTTTTAATAACTTCCAAAAATTGTTGCCATTTAGTCATGATAGTTTTTTTTAATTTTATAAAGTAAAGGTATATAAAATTTAAAACTTTCCCAACTCATACAACATTACCCCATAAGAGATTTAGTTTTTTTAATCATAACACCATTTATTAAACCATCTATAAGTTCACTTTCTAATTCTCTTGGTGATAATTTTTCTGTTAATTTATTTAATTTTTCATCTTTACTTTTAGCTGACCAATAAAGACTATTCATTAAGTCTCTTTCTTTTTGAACATCTAAAAGTATATTTCTTATATTATCTGCATCTTTCTTTTTTTCTAATACAATTTCATCTTCTTTAGCTCTATTCTCACATTGAGCACCAGTTGGATTTTTTACACTACCTCCAGCTTCTGATTGAAAATAACTAAATGCTCTTCCATAAGCTTTTGCTAATTCATTTTTAACTTCATCTAATTTAGTTTCATACAAAAAATTTGTACGTCTTAAATCATCTTCTTTTTCAGCTAATATTAAACCAAATCTATTTAATATAACTGGAAATGTTAATACTTCTCCTAAAATATTAGTAGAATCAATTGACATTAAATCATCTACATTAATTTCATTTGCAAAATCACTATATTGCAAAATTACTACTACATTATTTTCTAAATGAATTACTTTTTGAGCCATTTTATAAAAATTTAGTTACTGAATTATTTTGTAAATGTATAATATTAGTTTGACTATAAGCATTAAATTGTACTACTCCTGTAAAAATAAATGGTTTTTCAACAGATTTAAGTATTTCTTCTTTTAAACTTGTCCATTCTGCATTCCAACAATATACTTGTATTTGTTCATTGTTACTATCTAAATCTAATACACCCCAAGGACCTTTTTGACTTGACCTTGTAGTAACTTTTTTTAAAATACCACCCATAGTTACCTTTTGTTTTACATTGCTTTCTCTTTGTAATTCATAGGAATCAATATAATTATTTACTAAATTACCAAAACCATTTTCCTCAGCTAATTTTCTATAATTAATATCACCTAAACCACTAAACTCCATTTGTTTCATTACCCAATACCATTCTTTATTTATAAGAGAATAATCTATAATTTTTTCATCTTGTGCATTACCTGAAACTGCATAAAATTTATCTAATATTATTTTCCTATCTAAAGGATTCATAATATTATACATATCATCAAATGCACCTGATAAAATCAAACAAATTACAATTCTTTTATTAATAAAAGCTTTAGGTAATCTTTTTGTAAATTCTTCAATTGAGAAAAATTTACCATTTTGTTCACGTTCTAATAATAAAACATCAAGACCTACTTCACCTAAAAATTTAACTCTTGATAAAGACCAATATATTTTAAATCTTTTAGGGTCAGCTTCAAAATTTAATGTACTATTATTAATATCAGGAGGTACAATTTTTAAATTAGTTGTTTTTTTAATTTCAGATAAAAATCTTCTTTCTGTTATTTGTCCTTCTTTATCATTTTTACAAAATTGAAATGCACTAGTCCAAAATTCAAGAGGATAATATACTTTCAACCATTGTGAAATATACCCCATCATTGCATAACAAGCAGCATGTGATTTATTAAAACCATATCCAGAAAATAATTCTAACTTATCCCATATTTTTTCAGCTTCTATTTGTTCACAACCTAATTTAACTGCATTATCAACAAATCTTTTTTTATAAGGTTCTAGTACTTTAATTAATTTTTTACCCATTCCCTTACGAATATCATCAACTTCAATTCCATTAAATCCACCTAATATACCACAAGCTTTCATTACTTGTTCTTGAAATATATACAAACCAAAAGTAGATTCTGTTACTTCCTTTAAATTAAAATCATAATCAGGTTGTTCTTTACCTTCTTTTACTTTAATATATTTGGTATGTGCTCCTGAACCAATTGGACCTGGTCTGTATAGAGCAACCATATTAATTAATTCTTCTATATTATATGGTTTAACTTCTTTACAAAATTTAGTTAATCCTATACTACCAAATTGAAAAACATCACCTGTTAATCCTTTTTGAAAAAAATCAATTACTTTAATATCATCAACTGGAAGATTATAAATATCAATTTTATTACCTGTATGTTTTTTGATTAATTTTAAAATCATGCCAAATTTATCAAGTTGAGCAATTCCAAGTATATCTTCTTTAAGATAACCTAATGCTTCAAGATATTCACCTTCCCACATAGAAATTAATACTTCGCCATCTTTTCTAAGAGGTATTTTATCAAATATATCTTCACCATCATTTGCATTTGGTAAAATAATAGTTGCACAAGGATGCACTTTAGGTGATTTTGGTTGGTCTAATAAAAGATATAAATTATTAGCTATACGTGGAAATTTTTTAATAAAATCTTTAACACCAGGTTTACCTTTTTTCTCCATATCTAATGCTAAAATAAATAATTCTTCTATTTCAGCATCTCTACCTTCTTTAGGATTTAAAGATGAAGTTATTACATTTACATAATTAAATTCAATTCCACTTATACGTCCTAAATCTTTAAGACCTGATTTTAATTTTAATGCATTAAAACTTCCAATACTACAAACAAAGTTTTTACCATACATTTGTTCTAAATATTGTTTTACTTCTTCACGTCTTTCACCTTCAAAATCTGTATCTATATCTGGTAATGATTTTCCTATACGACCAGCATTTAAAAATCTACTAAATAATAAATCATAAGGTAAAGGGTCTATTCTAGTAATATTTAATAAAAATGCAATTAAACTACCTGCAGCTGAACCTCTGCCAATACCTGTTAATATATCTTTTTCTTCTTCACACCATCTAATTACGTCCCAAAGAATTAAAAAATATTCTACAAATCCTCCTTTCATTATTACTTCTAATTCTTCATCAAGTCTTTGTAAATATTTAATATTATTTTCAATACCTTTAGCTTTCATTCCTTTATTAATTAAATAAAAGAATAAAGCATTATTATCTTTTGGATATTCACTAGATAAATGTGCAGTGCTAAATTTTGGTATAAAGAATTGTTTATTTAATTCTAATTTAAATTCACAATTATCTAATAAAGTTTTAGTATTTAATAATGAAGAAATAAATAAATCTTCTAATAATGATTTATTTTTAAATAAAGGGTCTAAATAAGCAATAATATCTTCTAATGATTGATAATATTGATTTTTACTATCGTTTTGAAATCTTCTATTACCAATTTTATTTAATATTTTTTTTACTTCAAAATCTTCTTCATCTATATAATAACTATCATTTAATAAAATTGGTTTTAATTTATTTCTATACAATTCAATATAATCTTTCATATTAGCAAGATGAATCATATCTATTCTATCACTTTCCCAAACAACACTATCAAATTGATAATAAACTTCATAAAAAGCAATATCAAAAACTTCTATACGTCTTTCATTTAAAGGTGCTCTATTACCAAAAATAAATATTAATCCTGATGAATTATCTAATAATTGTTGTTCAGTTATATATTTATTTTCATGTATATTTATTAAAGCACTAAGTTTTAAAATATGTCTCCATCCAATTTTATCTACAACAAATACTTTACACTCACATAAATCAGTTTCATCATCAAATTTACAATCAATAGTCATACCTATACAACCTTTAATTTTATTTTTTTCACATGCTTGTTGAAAAGCAACTACTCCTGCTAATGTATTTTTTTCACAAATACCTAAACCATATCCATTTATAAAATTACATTTTTTGCAA